AACGTCAAAAAAGCAATACAGATAGAATTTGAATTATCTGATTATGACGAAGCCGCAGAACTCATAAAATTCTGGCGCGAGCAGGATGCGTATGTCGGAGGTCTGATACTAGATTATCTGCGTTCTGAAAAAGGCAAGTTATGAAGCAGTACATAACGATAGGCGGCAGTGGCGAGCGAATGAAGGCCATAAGCCCACTAGACAAGCAAAACCTATACTACGGCAACGAAACAATACTTGAGCTAATCTATAAAATCTTCCCTGACGCTGAGCTTTTGGGTGCAGAAAAAACCAACAGTAGGCGGGAAACGCTTTCGCAGATAGCCGGTGAGACCGATTGCCTGATAATAGACTGCGACGTGATACCCAACGGTTGCGAAATCCAAGAATTTGAAACCGACACGATATACGCATTTATGACGAATGCGCCAAAATATTGCTCATTAGTTACTGATGGAAAAGTGCTGTTAGAGGCGCATGAACATGAACATGTTTCACAACTGAAAGCGAGCGGTGTTTATTACATAAAATCTATAGACAGACTGCTAGAGCGGATGAAAGACGACAACAGTATCGCTTCAGGCATGATAGGAGCGAAAGTTATTCAAGAGAATAGCTATATAAGGCTTGGCGATGTTGCTGATTATTATGAGGCTTTAGGCCTGTGATTGTTATTGTTGACTTTGACGGGACATTAGCTCTCGGATTAACCCAAGTCATAAAAGACAGAACTCCCAATACGCCACTGATTAAAAGATTGTGGACGCTGAAACGCACACTAGACGCTGAGATTAAAATCGTGACGGCTAGAGGAGCGAGAGGAGGCCTCACCACTGAGCAAAAAATAGCCAGATATAGCGAAGATATAGAAGACTGGTTGCTGAAATACGACGTTCCATACGACAGCCTATCTTACAACAAAGAATATGGCTCTCTATACATTGATGATTTAGCGATAGGGCAGTATGAGCCTTTCACGGCACTGAAAACAGATTTCGTGCAAAACAAGCTGATATTCACTGACAACATGGTTATCAAATGGACACCGACAGCAGAAACAGAGACTCAGTGGTATAAGCACGCATACGGCATTGTGCGAACACCGGGAATACATTCTTATAACCCTGACATGATAGTTATGGAGAGGATTCATAATTTCGACAAACCGAGTGCTGAGCAGATTATCGAGCTAACTGAAAAATTCAGACAAGAAAATATACCAAACCATTCATTTGAGACCTATAGAAAAGGAGTAAACGCGAATGAATTAGGGAGTCCGAAGACCCGCGAGATACTTAAGGATTTGCCAGAATATGAGCCAACCTTCTTTCATGGCGACCTATCATCATTAAACGTGCTTGTTCCACGTGAAACTAACGAGCCTGTGTGTATTGACCCAAGTTACAAAGGGATATTCGGTAATTACCTTACAGATGCCGCAAAAGCCTATTTCAGCTTCATCGCTTATGAAAAAGATTACCCAGAGGCGAAAAAAATTGAAAATGTTTACGGCAAAGATTTGATACGTTTCGCTGTTGCAGAAGGCGTCAGGGTATGCCGCGACAGGCCTGAATATATATCTATAGTAAATAATATAGCGGCACTACTGTGAAGATAGCGATACCTACACATAGACGCTCCGGCACGATAAACAGCCTAACTCTGTCGCTTTTAGGCGGCTTCAACCCTGCGGACATATACATATTTATCAGCGATGAGGAAGATTACAGCAAATATCAGGCTATATGCGCTGAATACAATCTTGTCTTATGCAATACAAAGACAGCTACCGATAAATTTAACTATATACAGGGTTACTTCACTGGAGACGATTTGATTTTCGTTATAGAAGACGACATTAAGAAAATACAATCACTTATGACCAATGACCTACAGAAACTATTCAAATTCATTGAACAATATTGTCGTAACAAAGGCATACAAGCATTTGGCGTATATCCGAGCTCTAACAAATTCTTCATGAGCAAAACAATAGATATCGGGCTGACATATATTGTTGCGAATCTGTTTGGATTTATCGCCAACACTGATGATTCCCTGAAATGCAGATTAAAAACCAAAACAGATTACGAGCGCAGTGTCCGCTACTACAACACGTTAGGCAAAATAGCTAGATTCAACTTTATATCATGCCTCACTAATAATTATAAGAATAAGGGCGGCATGCAGGAGGATGGGAACAGGGAAAGCATGGAAAAAGAGGCTTCCTTACAATTATGCGCTCAATACCCTGATATATTTAGTTTAAACAGCAAAAGAAAATCCATGTATACAGAAATAAATATGCGGAAGTCTGTGGTGAAGGAAAAGCTTTGAAACTCATAGAGTTACAAAAAACGGGCGAAACGCAAAAGATGGGGAGCAGAACACCCATACTAGAGCCTACTGTCTATGATAATTGTGTATTGGTCGAAAACGGGGAAACTGTCGGCTTCTATATACACGATATCAATGAGTATTCGGAAAAGCTATCTCAACTAATGGCTATAGCGGATAACGAGTTTCGGAGTAAAAATGTGCCGAAACAGTTATTAGAACGCTCTGATGTGTTCTCAGCCGTTTATAGAGACGGAATGACTAGAAAGCAAGCCAAAGCTAATAACACCATACAATACAGCACGATAATCGGTAGCATACCTCCGAAAGCGCACATGAGAAGGCCGTACCCGTCATATTCGTCTGTACATGCCGTCAAGACAGCTGAGACATTCGTCAAATCGATGCTGTTAGCCGCCAAAGAATCTGAGAAGGTGATTAAAAAAATTGCCCCAGAATTATACGAAAGGCAATATGCAGAAATGCAGAGGGTAGAATCTAAATGGAAGATGAGCGAACTTTATACAAGTTCTATCAGTAACTACAACATCAGCGCACCCTACCATCAGGACAGGGGCAACGTCGTGCCGTCATACAATACGATTATAACCAAACGGCAAAACTCTAAGGGCGGCTGTATGCACGTACCAGAATATGATGCTGTATTTGAACAGCCGGACAACAGTATGCTTGTTTATCCCGCGTGGCGTAATCAACATGGGGTGACTCCGATTCTACAGACGCATGACGGTGGTTACAGGAATAGTTTGGTTTTCTATGCGCTAAAAGCATTTATACAGAAGTGACACTATGAAAAACGGAAATCAGGGCGATGGTGGCGGTAGGCCACCTGTAGTATTCACAGATGAGCAGATTACACAGGTTGAGGCTCTCTCGGCTGTGATGTCAAAAGGGCAGATTGCTGACTATTTCGGCATATCCCCGACAACATTCCGAGAAGTTGAAGGCAGACAACCAGAAGTTTCTGACCGCTATAAAAAAGGTAAAGCGAAAGCGATAGGCGCAATAGGGCAATCACTGATAACGCAGGCTACAAACGGTAATTTGGGAGCGGCTATTTTCTATCTGAAAACTCAGGCCGGATGGCGGGAGCAGGACGGGGAAGTGGTGAGCCGTGAGCCGATAACCATCAATATCGTGAAGCCAGATGGCGCAGATTGAGCCTACACTCCCGCAATATAAATATATAACAGCAACCTGTAGGTTCCCCGCCATGGTTGCCGGATTCGGTGCGGGCAAGACAGAAGCCGCCATCTACAGGTCAATATTCGGCATATTAGCAAACCCGCAACTCAACAGAGGGTTTTACCAACCCACATACGACCTGATTCGGATGATTGCATGGCCGAGATTTGAAGAATCACTAAGCAGGATGAATATCCCATACCGCTTGCAAAAATCACCTATTAATCAAATCTCTATAGAAGGCTACGGAAATATCATTTTTCGCAGTATGGAAAATCCTAACAGGATTATAGGGTATGAACATGCTGACGCTGATATTGATGAGCTAGACACCTTAAAGCCTGATGATGCGGCTCATGTTTGGCGGCAGATTCTCGCCAGAAACAGGCAACAGAAATCAAGCGGCATTAATACTGTTGGCGTAACGACCACGCCAGAAGGGTTCCGATTTGTCTATGATACGTGGAAGAAGAATCCCAAAGAAGGTTATGAGATTATTCAAGCCCCAACGATTTCTAACCCTTATCTTCCAGAAGGCTATATTGAAAGTCTACGAGATATATACCCAGAGCAGTTACTCGCGGCATATCTTGAAGGGCATTTTGTCAATCTCACACAGGGCAGTGTTTATGCCTCATACGAGCGAAACGCCCATAACAGCACTGAAGAAATAAAGCCAAACGAGCCCCTGTATATCGGGTGCGACTTTAACGTCACCAAGCAGTGCGCGGCAGTTTATGTAATCAGGCGGGGCGGTGAATGGCACTGCGTTGATGAATTGATTGATATGTATGATACGCCTGAAATGATTGATATTATTCACCGTAAATATGCGGAGCATGAAATAACGATATACCCAGACGCTTCCGGCAAAGCCAGAAAGACTGTAAATGCTTCAACTTCAGATATTGCCTTATTAGAACAAGCAGGATTTAGAATCAGGGCAAAGAAAACAAATCCGTTTGTTAAGGATAGAATAATGGCTACGAATGCCGCATTTGAGAATGGCGCACTATACATAAATGCAATAAAATGCAAGACTATTGCAGAATCTTTCGAGCAATTAGCTTATGATAACAATGGCGAACCCGATAAGAGGTCTGGACTAGACCATGCGATTGATGCCGCAACATACCCTATTGCTTATGAAATGCCGATTGTTAAGCCGGTGGCTTATATCCCTGTAAACTTCTCAATGTGACCAAACCATGCCAGTTTCAGACCCAAACAAAGAATACACAAAGAACCTTTCCCGTTGGGAAATGACCCGCTCATGCGCTAACGGCATCAATTTTGAAGATGCCAAAAAGTATCTACCAAGACGCACCCATGAAGAAATCCCCCAGTACGAGCAGAGAATAGAGAAAGCCATTTATACCAATTATACGGGCAGAACCCGCGAAGGTCTGAAGGGCGCAATATTCAGGCTCAACCCAAGAATTGAACTTCCACCAGATATCGATTTTATGTTGGATAATGCTGATGGCGCGGGGCAGTCATTGGAGATGGTTGCAAAGTTGGCGGCTGATGAAGTCTTTGAAACAGGCCGATTTGGGATGCTTGCTGATTACCCAATGGTCATGGATTCCCTGACTGCCGAACAGCAGATGCGTATGGCTCTACAGCCTCACATCGCTACATATACCGCTGAAACTATACTAAATTGGCACGTTCACGTAGTTAATGGCCGCAAAGTTCTTGGCATGATTGTGCTGAAAGAGCAAATGCCGGTGCATTATGACGAATTCACTTGGGAATACGAGAATCAATATCGCGTTCTCAGGCTTACCGAAGAAGGTTATACCCAACAGCTATACAACGATGATGAAGTGGCAATGACCGAGCAGATATTAGTCAGGGATGCAAGTGGCCGACCATTTGAATATATCCCTTTCCATTTTGTTGGCTCCCGCGACAACATGCCGGACGTTGACGAGCCGGTGCTTTACGATATAGCCAGAATCAATCTTGGGCATCTCCGAAATTCAGCAGACCACGAGAACAATCTATCAATTCATGGCGGTGGCACATTGGTAGTATCCACTGATATGTCACCAGAGCATTTCCAATCAGCCAATCCCGGTGGTATCACAGTTGGCGAGAACTCAGGCATCATCCTGTCGGAAGGCGGTAAAGCAGACCTTTTACAATTGCAACCCGCAAGTGCAATCAAAGCCGAGATGGAGCATAAAGAACAGATGATGGTTCAGATTGGCGCGAAGATTATCAGCAAAGGGGGCGGCCAAAGAACTGCCGAAGAAGCTAGAATACAGGCGGCATCTGAAAATTCCATGCTTGATACCGTGGTGGGCAACCTAAACGAAGGGATAAGTAAGGCATTGATTGATTGCAGGAAATTCGTATCCACATCAGAGGCAGACGTTGTATTCAGCCTAAATCAAGATTTCTGGCAAGATTCCTTATCACCGCAGGAAATCATGGCAATGATTCAGGGTAACGATGCCGGAGTTATGCCGAAGGTTGATATTGTCAGAAGGCTGAAGGATGCCGGATGGATTGAATCCGACCAGATGCCCGAAGATATACTGGCGAGCATACAGGATGAAAGCCCAATCTAAATGAGCGCAGACGACTTTATTCTTGATGCCTCAACTCGGCATCAGATATACGTTCAGAGATTTGCCGGAGGCCAAGTGAAGGAAATGCTTGGCTATTTGCGAGATTTGGTTTTTCAGGTAGAAATCAAATTGGCAGAAGCCGAAACGCTTACACAGGCTCAGAAATTGACCACCAATCTGCGTGAAATTAGAGAATTACTTGATGAAGGGTTAGAGGCCGCATCAACCAATCTTTTGACGAATATCGAAGAATTGGCTGAATACGAAGGCGAATTTGCTATTAAAACATTGAATGCCGCAACAACCGTTGAAGCCACTTTACCTGAAAACAATATTTTGCGTTCCATTGTATCGCAGTCACCAATGAAGCTCGTTTCTGAATCAGGAGAGCAAAGGCTGACTGCTAGAGAAGCCGTGCGAACTTATGACCGCAAAAAATCAGACGAAATATACAGAGCAATACAAACAGGTTATATAAACGGTGAACCTGTAGGCACTATAAGCAAGAACGTGCGCTCAATTAGCAAACGTCAAAAAAGGCAAGCAGATGCATTGGTCAGGACTATAACTAATCACATATCTAGCGAAGCCCGAACAGCTACACATCAACAGAATCCGCGAGTGGTCACTGGAGAGAAATGGGTTGCTGTGCTTGATAACAGAACCACTATTGGATGTGCGGCACTAGACGGCAAAGTTTATGGGTTCGGCAAAGGACCGAGTGTTCCAAGACACTGGAATTGCCGTTCTGCGAGAGTCCCCGAAATCAACCCAAAGTTTGCTCAACCTGATTTAGATGGGGAAAGAGCATCAGAGTTCGGACCCGTTTCAGGTGGCACTAAATATTCCACATGGTTTGGTAAGCAATCTAAGAGTTTTCAGGAATCTGTATTGGGTGCAGAAAGAGCGCAACTTTACCGAAACGGTGGTTTAAAAATAGACCAGTTCACTGATGATTTAGGCGTTACTTATACGCTTGACGAATTACGTAAGTTAGAGCCGCAAGCATTTGAGCAGGCGGGCT